CCCCTGGACTTGCGGGATGTAGGCGGTAGGCAGCTTCGCGTCGATCAGGTAGGAAACATGAACACCAGGACTTGGACACTTGATCTCGATCAGGCCGTCGTCGCCCACCAGTCCATCCGGCGAACACCCGATCAGCCTGCGTTCATCCAGGAACACAAACCCCGCCTCGGTCACTTCGGCGTCCGCCTCGAACTCGTAGAACGCCCGCGCCTCCGGCTCCATCTCCGTGCCCCGCTGCATCCAGCCCGACTCTTTGACCGACACCGGCTGCGCCGTCAGCCATTCCGCCAGAAGCTCTCGCCGATACGCCACCGCCGACGCGCTTGGCCCGCCGGTCGCCGGCGTGATGATCCTGTCGAAGCAGCTTGCCGTGGGAATGCCTATGCGACATTTTATCCACTCAGCGGAACGTTGCTCGATATCCATTACGATTGACATGAGGCATATCTCCTTCGTCTGTTGCAAGATGGCCGACCATCGTCTTCGCACCATCGCATTATCGTTGTCTCCGACACATTGTTTGCTCTCGCGGCCTCGGCCATAGAAGAGAACGTCACGCCATCAATAGTAACAGCCCACGTATCCCGCCGATTTTCAGCCTGCTCACGATGTGTCGCCCACCTCACGTTGCCAGGGACATAGCCCTTGCTGTTGTCAATCCGGTCGAGGGATGTTCCAGCCGGCCGCTGCCCGACGTGCTCATAGAACGCTTCAAACGAGTCAATCCATTCAGTGAATACGTATATCCCACGACCACCCCATCGCGGGTAATCCCGTCCACGAGGATTCAGACACCTCGCCTTCATTCCAATCCACGCTTGGTACTCAGGTGAGCCTCGCATACCGTGCGTACGGCGAGAGACGTAATCAGTCTTGCATCCACAGTGAGCCTTGGCACCAGACACAACGCGACAAATGGGCCACACTATCTCATTTCCACACACGCATCGCAGTGTTGCGAGTACCCGCTTCTCGGTCGACGTTCGCCCCCCAACAGCCAATACGGTTAAATCGCCGAATTGCTGACCAATAAGCCCGTCGTATCGAGACTCGCAACTAGACACGCTCATCTCAATTTCCTCCTTAGCGTGGCCACGATGGAATCGAACCGACTGGCCCGAATGTCTTCGACGCCTTCGACGCCGGCCCACTTGAGAAATCTCATGCGGTCCGAACCCGTCTCTTTCAGGAGCCGCTCGATCTCCGTCTGCTGCTCCACGGAAATCACCCCGTTCCCGCCGGCTCCCTGGCCGTCGTCGTCCTCTTCCTGCGCCGCCAGACCCAACAGGGCGAACAGCGTGTACCGCTCCAGGTACGTCACCGTGGACCCGATCGCCTGGATCGGATTCTTGTTGCCCGACAGGTCTACCGGAGCACACAGGGACGTGGATTCGCTGTGCCCAAAGGCGTGCGTCACGGTGCAGGTCACCTTCACCATCCCGTCCGGCTGCTCCGTCCGCCAGGAATGGCTCAGCCCGCACTCGCCGAGCAGGGTCTTGATCTGTTCGATCGACTCGCTCAATCCGGCGTGCCGGTAGTTCGTCCGGCCTTTCGCGCTGGTGAAGTCCACCACCCGCGTCTTGATGATCGGCGGGCACTTTGCCCGAAACTGCGCCATCGCCTCCGTGTAGGCGTCCCGCGCCGCGTCCGCTTTGGCCTCTCGCCGCAGGTTCAACAACTCCCGCAGCGTCTCCACCGCCGCCCCGCCCTCGACGGCCAGCGTCACCAGTCGATCCACGTCCGACGTTCTTGCCGCCAACGCGGATTCATCCGGCCGCGTCGCCAGCGTCGTCTCCGTGGTGGCCGCCCCCCCGACCGCCACCGCCGGAGCCTCTATCACAGCACTACTTCGCTTTGCCATTGCTCCTGCCCTTTCGTCTCTGTTTCAATTCGTTCTCCAGGTCCATCAACAGCTTGTCCTGATTCCATTCACCGTGACGGCACAACCACGTGCGCTCCAGGGCGGCGAGAAAATCCCGCACCACCTGTCGCCGTTGATCGGGCCGCATCCGTTTCATGGTCAGCACTCGTAGGGAGTCGCGACGTTAGATCGGCCGCAGAACGGGCAGCGGCCAGCATCCATGTACTGCTCATAGGTCAGCACCCGCTGGCAGTCCGTGCACACGCAGACCAGGGCAAGTCGGGTAAACAGCCGTTCCAGTCGGCGACTGAACCGCCAGAACAATCGTCCCCGCCGCTCCGGCGACAGGTCCGCCCATCGCTGCTGCACGTCCTCTTGCTTGTAGACTTCCGATAGCGTCATCGTCTTTCCCTTTCACTGTAAATAGCGTTGACTTCTATATTGAAGTATATCGGCCATCTATACCTAAGTCAAGAGTGTTTTCCATAAATCTCCATATTTTTTTCAAGGATTCATGGCAAACAAAAGACCCAAGGCCGGAATCCATTCCAGCCTTGGGCAGGGGCAGGTGTTTCGTGTGGGGCCGTCGCATCCATGCTCCGGCCCCCGTCAACGGACTGAAAACAGGCGACTCGGACCCGCCGCATCCGTGCGGTTCGGCTCGCCGCAATCGCCCATTCTGAGGGATCAAGGTGGGCCAAGCGGCGGGCGCGTGGTGCCGCCCGCCCCCTGACCCATAAGGCACGTCATCCATGACGTTACGTCGGCTTGTGCCGCATCCGAGGAAGTTGCTACAGAGTCCCGTCCAAGGACTCCAAGCCCCCTTCCGGTATCGAGCCGGACGCCATCGGAAACGGATAAACCGTGACGCGGGACCATCCCGCAGGGGCTAAAGCGGGCTCGCGGCCCGCCTTCGGAGGAGGATTCAAAAGTTGGGGTTGCCCTGGCCTGGACAACCCCATGCGCGACTGTTACCATTGTAGCCGACCAGCCCGGTATCCAGCAATACGCGCTGCCTACCAATTCACACCTACCCTTTTCACTTGCCAAAGATCGTCACCGACCGTCACGGACGCCCCATCCAGGAGCCGTCACGCGGGGCCATTAGCGGGTGCTGGATTCGAACCAGCGTGTGCGGCATATGAAACCGCCGAGTGGCCATCTACTCTAACCCGCTGAAAATACGGGCCGGTCGCACCGGAGGGAGAGGAAGCGAGATTGGCGAGCCGGCCCGGAACGTGAACTGCCACGGAGGCAGGAGTCTGACAATCGGCGGGTGCCGGAGTGCTTGGCCAGCAAAGACGCACACCCGCCGGAGGAGGCTTGGCAGGGAAATCCCCCATTGACATCCATTGTCCAATCTGCTACAATTCCGTTCGTGTTGCGGAGGGACCCGCCCAAAACCATCAATGCCCTTTTGTGATTGTTGCTGGCCATGTAACACTCCTTTGAATATACATGGAATATACAATGACCCCGTCCGGCGTCAATGGAAAAATATAAAAATTACGAAAATAGTATACCGTAGACACCGCAACTCGTTGTCATGACAATGCTTGGGCGACTCGGGCCTCGGGCGTCGAGGCCCACAGAAGCACGCAGAAGCGTTTGGAGGTGAGAAACATGAAGATCGGCAAAACCACCCTGATCCTGGTCGTGCTTGCGACCGTTGCCGGCTGCGCGAGCAACGCCGAGCGGCTGCTCGCCGCCGGGTACGATCCTGCCTACGTCCAAGGGTTCGACCACGGAGAGTCAAGCGGGCTGTCCGCCGCCGGGCACCCCTACATGGCGTTCATCAAGGATACCCACCGCTACGAGTCCGACAGCCAATACCGCCAGGGATGGGATGATGGCTACAGCGGGGGAAAGAGTCAATACGAGACAATCCGTCGAACCAACTGAAACCGCTTTGGAGGTGAGAAAGGAGAAGGGCCTTCGCGCATTAGGGACAGGCGAGACGTACGAGATAATGGATCTGACGCCGATTCTCTATCTGGATGCGATGGGCACCGTCTGGTATCAGCACACGTATACCGTCCGGGTTCCCGTGGATCAACTTCCGCCCCGCCCCTGAATCGACAGCGCCAGCAGGACCCCCACCAGCCCGGTCAGGATCGATAGAACCAGCGTTGCCCACACCGGCAGGCGGTTGCGCAGCTTGTCCATCGACTCGTCCATGTGCATTCGCAGGGTGGCCATCGCCTTGTCGCTGCTGTTTCGCATGTGGTCCAGGGCCGTCCACTGGTCGTCTACGCATTTCTCCAGTGCCATAATCCGCCTTCGGTTGTCAATCCCAACACCACAGTTCGTGGTCGGGTCCGGGGTACCGTTTCCGTTAGCCATCGGCCATCCTCAAATCGCGTCCCGCTATGCGGTCCAAGGTTCATTTCCAGCGAGTCCGCCTGATCGTAGCCGACGGACACAAATAGATGAAGGTCTTGCCCTCCGGTGGGACCTCTTCGGGCTTGATCCACTTGCCGTATCGGTCCTCGCCGCCGTGCGCCGTCGTCACTTCGTAGGTCTTCAGGCCCAAGTACAGGCCGTAGGGTCCAATCGCAATCGAGAGGAACGGCCCGACGAACGGGCAGCGAATCACTCCAATGTCATCCCCACCATTCCACGGATTCTCGCTACCAAACGGATTCTTGAGGGGTCGCAACACGTGGCCACCCACCAGATCGAGCTTGATCCCGAAACCGTGCTCGTCATACTCCTGCTTGTCGTGGTCGTACCACAGGCCCTGCTCGAACTTCCCGGCCGACAGGCTCACCCCGCGCACGTGCTCACGCGAGCAGCCCGCCAGCGCCAGAACCAACAGCAACCCCAGCGTTCTGATCTTCATTGTGCCAACCTCAGCTTTCTCTTGGCCTGCCAGACTCTCTGCCGGACATCCACCGGCAACTCGCCGTCACCGATCATCTGCGTCAACGGCCGCTCGCTGTCCCGATGATCCAAAAGCCACCGGACCACTTCCGGCTCGCCCCGCAGACGGTGGACGTACGGACGAACCGCCTCGGGCACAGGGTGCAAACGAGGCGGCAACGCCAGCAGCAGTACAACAGCAAGCTCAATCACGGTCGGCCCCCACACAACACCGGAGGACGATTCTGCGGCGTCGCCAAAATGGCAATCGTCCCCGTCCGAGTCAGTGGTTCCTGGTGCGCCATCGGCTGATCGGTGACGGTGATCTGCACGTAATGCACACCGGTTGCCACCGGGGTATACCGCCACATAAAGGAATCCGGCGTGGGGTGCTCCAGGAACCCCCTGCTGGCCGCAAACGTTATCCGGTTGGCGTCCGGGTCGCAGCCATAGCCGTCATAGACCAACTCTCGCCCCACGTCCCCGATCAAGTACGCCAGTAAGGCCGGTTCGCCCGTGTACGGGTCCGCCGGGATCGCATTGGGGTCCACTACAAACGGAACCTCGGCCGGATTCATCCATACCTGCTCCTGACACTGCTGCCCGAAACACAGCGGTGCCAAAACGAGGACAGCAAGGATCATTGCAACGTGCCTCATCTTCATACCCCTTTCATGTAGTCTGTTGGCAGCAACGGCTCACCCGCCTCGCGGATCATCTCGCGTTGCCGCTTTTGTCCCTGTCTCTTCAAACGCATCCGCCGCTTGTCCGCCTCCAGCTTCTTCCACTGCTTCGTCTGCATCACGTTCTCCCACAATTCCTTCTCGATAGCGATCCGGCACGGGTCACGGTCGTCCACCGGATCAAAGTCCTCCAGGTCCGCCAGGGACACCACCGATCCATCGAACGCATCGCGACGCTGTTTGTGCAAGCCCGTCTTGAGGAACCACGCATAATCGATCATCGTCAGAATCGTGAACCGGCCACTGCCTTTAAGTTGATCCACTCTGCGATGCCGCAAACACATCAGCCATCCAAAGGAAATCAAATCAGCCCTCTCGATCATTCGGTCGGAACGAAAACCCTTGATCGCTTCATTGGCACAGTGAATCAGCAATCCGTAGTGCCTGTCGCTCCACTCTCGTCCGTCATGCTTCCTCGGTCGGACGTGCGGTGGCCACGACCACAGCCGCTTCCAAACCTCATGCCGACAGATAAACCACACCATCCCCTTTGCCACGTCGAACCGCTGCGCAATCTGCATCTGGGTCATATCGGTTTCCCGATACAACCGCTCGATTTCGAGAACCTCCTTCTCGGTCAGACGCCGCTTTGCCATCAGTACAGCTTCCAGAACTCGGCGACGGTGTAGACGTTATTGCTGGACGTGAATACGCGACGGCCAAGACTGGTTGACGATACGCTGTTGTTGCGCCTGAATTGCCAGGGCCAGGAGCACTCCCACCAGCCCAGTCAAGATGGACATGGCCAGGGTAGCCCACACCGGCAAGCGGTTGCGGAGTCGCTCCATTGATTCGTCCATGTGCCTCCTGATGTCGTGCAGGGCGCTCCACTGATCCCTGTCAGAGGCTTCCAGTGTCATAATGCGCCGCCTGTTGTCAATGCCGACCCGCAGTTGGCCGTAGGGTCCGGCGTTCCATTTCCGTTTGCCATGCTATCCCTCACCGTTGAAATGCAGGTCTACTATCAATTTCACTTGATGGCCTCTTCGCAGTACATGATTCGATTCTGTGCGTCCCCGGCAGCGACCACGCCCTTGACCTTGAAATAGTACGTGTATGAACCGCTCGACGGCAGGTCGATGCAGGAGAACGCATAGGTCTTCCAGGCATTGGTGATCGCCTGCGTTCCAGACACGATCTCCGTCGTGCCTCGCAGGATCTGCCAGTTGACGACATCGCCGGAGCCGCTGTCGGTCTTGAGTTGCACCTGTATGGTCAGATGCACCACGCCACCGGAAGCGGGGAAGCTGCGAGACTGGATCGTGGCGTAGCTGCTGGTCGAAAACGCCACCGAGGCCGCCGTATTGACCGAGCGAAACACGGTCAGTTCATCGTCGGCAATAGCATCGGCAATGATGGTCCCGGCCTTGACCACGTCGCCCTCAATCACCACCTTGCCGCCGTCGGTCGTGATGATGTTGTACCAGCTCGAACCGCTGTCGTCGCTGCCCTGGATACCGGATGGGGAGATACGCAACCGGTTGCTGCCGCCGAGATTGAGCGTAATCGTGCCCGCCGTCACTTCGCCAAGGTCGGCCACAATCGCCGACAGTTGGCTGACGCTCAGGTGCTCGGCCAGGATCGTCGCCGCCTGGATCAATGCGCCGTGGATGATCTTGATGAACTGTGCCGGATAGAACGTGCCGCCCTCATTGTAGCCGACGATGAACTTGCCCGTGCCCAGGGCGTCGCCGATCGCGTCGGTCCCGTACAGTTGCGTCTTGGTCCCCCCAGCGTTCCAGTAGAGGTACTTCTTGTTGCTGTTGGAGGCCCCGATGGTGTAGTCCGTGCCCTGGTAACGAATCACGAAACTGGTCCAGGCCACATAACCGGCCGACGGGCTGTTGCTCGTGAACGCCCCCTCCCAACCGTTGCGGGGCTGGGGGGTGTCGAGGTTGATCGCCGACTCCAGCGCCGTCAGATTCGCCGCCGACAGCTTCTTGTAGCTGCTGCCGTCCTGGATATTGTCGATGTTGATGTCGCCCTGGTGCTCGGCGGTCACGTCGGCGTCTGGATTGTATCGAGATAGATGGATGTTCGTGACCAGTACAGTGCCGAAACCGGAGGACGCACTGGTGAACAAATCCACCATCACGTACATACAATTCGCCGGGGCCGTCACCACGCCCTTCAACCGGGTCCAGCCTTGCCCGGCTGCCAAAGTATTCGCCGCTACCCATTGTGCCGGGCCCATTGCAGCATTCACGAAACGCGCATAGAGAATGAAGTCATACGAGGATGCCTCTGTGTTCACATCCGCTTCGAGATAGAACTTCTCGCCTGGAACGCATGTGGGCATGGCTGTCGTATAGGGGCTGTACTCAATCACATGACGACTCGAACTCGCCAGTGCCTTTGTCCACACTTGCCCCGTAACATCGCTCAAAGTGATGTTGTTGCCGAACCACGTCCCAAGACTACCGTCTTCAAACGTGGGCTTCTTGACGAGATTCTGCATGTCGAACGGCTGTCCAACAATGTCTTGCCCCCACGTCGCCCCGGCCGTTGCCCCATCCTCGGGCTTGCCGCCGTCGTCTATCACCTCCGACCAGATCGCCGTACCGGAGATACGAATCGGCGTTCCCCACGTTCCACTGCTGGCGTCGGCGGCCACCTTCTGGCTGATCCACACCACGCTCGACGTGACGTTTGTGTGCCATCCACCGGTCGTTCCATCGCCCGTCGGGTCTGACGGTTGCGTGTCGGCAGCGTTGTCGTGGTAGGTGACGAACACACTGAGCCCATCTGTGCCGTCTGTTCCTGCCGTGCCGTCCGATCCATCCCGAACCATCAATTCCCACGCCGTACCGTTGTAGATGTAGGCGTACCCATTGTCGGTGTCGCGGTAGCAGTGGTTAACCACCTCCCAGCTTGGATCGGGAGAGGCCGCGTCGCCGTGCCAGACAATCGAAAGACCATCTTCACCATCAGCACCATTGGCCCCGTCCACACCGTCTACAGTCATCTGATACCACGTACCTGACTGGTAGACGTAGCTCTTGCCATCGGTGGAGTTGTAGTAGGCCCACCCATTCGATGGACTGGCAGGGTGGCTCGCGTAGGTGCCTTGCCAGACGATCGAGGTTCCATCCGTTCCATCGACCCCCGCCGCCCCATCAGCACCGTCTGCCCCATCGACGCCCGCCACGCGGAACGGTGTCCCCCATGTCCCACTGCTGGCATCAGCGGCTGTTTTCTGCGACAACCACACCACCGCAGAGGTCGCGTTCGTGTGCCAGCCTCCCGTGGTTCCATCGCCCGTAGGCGTCGAAGGCGGGTTATCGTATGCGTTGTCGTGGTACGTAATGAAGACGCTCAATCCGTCTGCGCCGTCGGATCCCGCCGCCCCATCGGTTCCATCCGACCCATCGTACACCATCGGCTCCCACGCGGTGCCGTTGTAGATGTAGATGATCCCGTCGTCGGTGTCTCGGTAGGCATGATTCGTTGCAGGGCTTGCCGGCGGACTGGACGATTCGCCTCGCCAGACAATGGACAGACCATCCTCTCCGTCAGCACCGTTGGCACCATCGACCCCATCGGCGGTCATCTGATACCATGCGGAATCGTGGTAGATGTAGCTCTTGCCGTCCGTTGAATTGCGGTAGGCCCAGCCTTCCTCCGGAGAGGCCGGGTGGGCAGTCAGCGTCCCCTGCCACTCCACGAGATAGCCGTCGGGCTGATCGGTAATGTTTACACCCCATGTTGCCCCAACGGTCGCCCCCGCCTCGATATTGTAGAGCTTCACGTCGTCGGACGTCATCAGGACGCCCGGCTGGAAGTACGCCACGCCGCCATCGTTGATGCAGAAGACGTACCGCTCGTAGCCCGCCAGGTCCGCCAGGTCGTCGGTGTGCTGGAGGTATCGCGGGTCGCCGATGTTCGGGTCGAAGTAGATGTACTTGTCCGTCGTGCCGACCGCATCGTCCTCGATCGGACACCAGACGCCCTTGTACTTGATCCCCGCCCCACTGCACGTCCACGTCACCTTGTCCACGCCGTTGCCGGTGAAGCTCAGGCCCTCCCACAGGACCGTGTCCACCGCGCTGTTGCCATCCGCCCGATCCGCCGCCACCGCCTGTGCCGTGGTCGGCAGCAGGCTCGGCGCAATCCCCCCTTTGGTCTGGCTGTAGGTCTTGGCCTCGATCTTCGGCGCTTCCTCGTCGTCGGTGTAGTAGTCCGTCGTGTACTGCGCCGCCTGGATCAACACCTGCCCGTTGCCCGCACGCTCGAAGCCCTTGACTCGGTACAGGTCGATCACCTTGACCTCTTCCCCGAACGTGAACAGGTCATTGACATCCGGCGTGTATTCCCACGTGCCGGAGATCGTCACGATGTCATCGTCGTCCCCGGACACCGACACCACCTCGTACAGCGTCAGCCGCTCCGCTGTCCCATCATGCGTGCGGATCAGCAACCCATAGTCCCCGGCCCCCATCGTCACAGGCTTATCGACCTTCACCCCGTCTGCGTAGACCTCCACAATCCGACCGCCGATAGCCCGTTGGAGGGAGGGATGCTGCACGTACACGATGTCGCCCAGATTCGTGTAGATGGCATCGAGGCACGCGGGAATCTCCACCATGCGCTTCATGTACTGGTTGACCCGAAGCTGCCGGCTGGCGTACCGCCACACCCTTGACCGTTTCGTGTGCCCGAAGCAGTCCAGACTCGCCGGGATGTCCTGCGCCGCCCCCTGCAACGGTACAGGCCAGGATTCTGCGCCGTAGTCACCCGTTTCGTCGTAGAACTCCGCATCGTAGACCGTCGCCGCCTCCGATGTGTCGATCCACGTCTCACTGAACCCCTCTCGCAGGTTCGAGACGTTGAACATCTGCACGGGCGTGCCCGGCTTGTCGATCACCACGCCGATCTGGTTGCCCCGGAAGTACGGCATCGCACAGGCGCTTCTGAGCACGCGGATAGCCTGATCCCACGTAGACCCCTCTTCATCGAAGACGCCGTTGAAGACAAACCGCTTCTCCGTCCCCCCGGCCTCGTCGGACACCATCGTGTCGCACCAGTCCGCCAGGGCCACAAAGTCGTCGAGCACCAGATAGCTCGGGTCCAGTCTCCGGTACGACTCCACCGCATACGGCACCGAATCGCCATTGCCCTTGATAACCGGACGGGTCAGGACGTCATACGCCACCCACGCCGGATTGTCCGACCACTCGATGCTCCAGGTGGAAGTCGCATCGTCGTACACCCGGACCAGCTTGCCCTTGATCTTGACGTAGTAGTCGATCGCGCCGGAGATGTACTTGCTCGCTGCCGCCCCGATAGCGGTGTATGCCAAACCAGGGTGCTTCTGTGCCGTGGTGAACGCACACTGGATGCAGTCGAAGTAGAAGTCGTCGGCGTGGTCGTGGTGCCGACTGTTGTTGCGGGTCACCCCCACCTCGTAGGTCGTCCCCGCCACCAGCGTAAATGCCGATCCGCCCGTGTAGGTCTCGTCAAACCACCGATGAATCCGTACCGGCTGCTTCGTGTCTCCCCAAATCTCTTCATCGGCCAGCGTGTGCCACACCCCACCCGCTTCGCGAATGCGGATCGTCGCACCCACCATCGTAGCTACGTGGTCGCCGTCCTTCTCGATCCTCGTGAACCCGTTCGGGAACCGCAGCACCACCGCCGCCCGGTCACACTTGACCGCCGTGAACGTGGCCGTCACTTCGTTGGCCCCTCCCGTTGGGTCATCGCAGAGCTGGTTGACCGGAATCTCGAACGCATCCGGCACGCTGGACGCCGCCTGATCGTCTGTGCCAGTGAAGTGCTCCAGCACGAAGTCATCGGAGCCTGCGTATTGCTGCGGGTCTTTGCCGTTCAACCGCTCGGTGCCCGCCACCACCCCGTCAATCGGGCCGTCGCTGTAGGCGATCTTCAACCAGTACAGATCGGTGGCATAGTCCACCTGGGTCTCTTTGTTGAACCAATTGATTTCCGTGACGATCTCGCTGGTCGCGTAAGAGCAAATCACGTTGCCCCTAACCCCATACGTCCCGTAGACCAAGGGCACAAAGCTGCCCACCCGCTGCGTCGTCACCGGGTCCCAGGTGTAGTGCTGACTACGGTCTTTGGAGCCCTCGCCCGGCCCCACCAAGGCATTGAGCGCCAGCGCGCCGCCCATCATAATCGCCGCCTTCGCCAGACTGTAGGTCATCATGGTCGATGAAGTGGCGGTCCCGGCAGCGATGGAGGCAGAGGCCGTCGGTCCCATCAGTGCCGCAGCAGCGTACGGAGCAAGCACGGCTAAAGCAACCATCCCTACCATCATCAATCCCTGCTCGCCCTCTCCCATGATCGGTCGAATCACAAGCTGATTGACCGGACCCGGCACCAGGTCCCAGTCGGCCGGATCGACCGCCTCCCCTTCCAGGAACGCCTGCACCTGGACATCCCGGCCCTCGGTGATGTCCTGTTCGATGATTTGGCGTAAGCTGCGCCCATCGCACCGCACGAACTGCCACGCCCGCTTGGTGGTCATCGGCGTGAGCATGATGATCGTTTCGAGGTAGCTTCTGGGCCACCAGTACCCGTCGATCGTGTCCCGCCACGGTCTGCGACTCAAAGGCTCGGCAATCACCTTGCCCGCCGCCCGGCCCGGACAGTGCAGGAACAGGTTGTCATTCGGCAACACCACGCCGATGTGCGCATTGAGGTCTTTGCCCGAGAACGTCACCAGCGACCAGGGCCGCGGCCAGTCCAGTCGCACGTAGTCAGTCTGCTGCTGCTCGTACACCGGCCGGGAATCCTTGGGGTCCACCTTGCCGATCTCGGGGATGTCGACACCGATCCGCCCCATGAACGCCTTGACCAACCCGTAGCAGTCGTAGGCGTCCGGCCCCGTCGCCATGCGCCGGTAGGGTTTGCCCAGGAAGTCGGCGAGAATCGCGTCAAGCTCTTTCTGCGTGAACCGGATCATGCGTACCGCACCGCCTCTCTCCGCAGGCTCAACGGGCCTCCGTAGTTGCCGGGGAACATATCTCTCGCCACGCAGTCATCCGGGTTGCGGTTGCACGTGGTCAACGCGCCGGTGTACCCGCACCGCGTAGACTTGAACTTGTGCCGACAGGAATGGGGATTGAACCGATCCTCCGGCACCCGATACCGCACGGACGACGGCACCCCCAGCGTGAACGACACATCCGGCCACCTGTTCTCCGTGTGAACGACCGTAAATGACACCGCGTCCTCACTGTAATCCTCTGCCAGGTAGTCCGTGTTGACCTGCACGAAGCTGATCGTGCTACCGATCAAGCCACCGCAGTCCCGCACGTAGTCCTGGAGCACGTACCCCACGTTGGTCACGGTCATGGTCAACTCGGAAATCTCCCCCTCCGAGCCGCACGTAAACCCGCCGATGGAGAAGTTGAACGCCGTGTACGTGTTCCCCCCGTAGCTGACGTCTTCGGTGTTGGCCGCATACCGCAGCGTCGGGCCGCCCGGCAGCGTCACCGTCAACAGCCACACCCACGCCCCCGGCTGGGAAAGCTGGTTCTTCAGCGCCGTCAAATTGGCTGGCATCTGTGGCATTACGTGTACGTCCCTATCGCCTCAAGGAAGTTGATCTCCACCCGCCACGTGGCCTGCCCATCGCCTTCGAGGGTGGATTTCGGCTTGTCCGTGAAATGCACGAAGTACGCCGTGCTGTTGGTCGGGTCCGTGAACTTGATCGGGATCGCGCCGCACCCGGCGCTGTCTTCCCAGAATGCGTCCAGGGTCTCCTTGTTCGCGTTGCTCAACTGGCTGTAGACAAACGACCACCGCAGCGGAATCTTGGTCTTGGTCTTGACCACCAGATAGGCCCCGTCCTCCAATGGACTGCGCTGCGTTGGGTCCATAGCCGGCTCGCGGACAAAGCCCTCTTCGTCCGGGTTGACGCCGAGACTGGGATACACAGGTTGCGCCATGGGCTACCTCCGCCGATTCGCCCGCGACATCGGGCCGTTGTTGCGCTTGTCCTTGAGCACCACGCCCACGATCATCCGTCGCCCGTCGAACTGCACCTCGGTCTGCTGTGCCTCCACCTGGGCGGACGACTGGTTCTGGATGTTGAACACCGGCTGCGGCAGCACCGTCACCGGCGAGACTCCCGCTGGTAGTACCGTTTCGTTCTTCTGCAAAATCGCCGGGTACTCGTCCCACCGCAACCCGTTGTGTAGCCGTGGAGCACCGGCAAAGACGCTCCACGGAACATCCCTCACGGCAGATGGCGATGTCCCAACCCGCCACCCACTGTGCGCCACCGGCGTCTGGTAGCTGATGTCCGTCGCCCCCATCGGCACATCCGTCGCCGCCGGCGTGCCACCGAAGTAGTCCACGAATGCCCTGCTGATACTCCTGGACAACGGCTCTGTGATCTGCTGGCGGAGGATCATCCGGGCCACATCTCTCCACAGGGCATCCAGCGCCTGCCGGGCATCCTGCGCCCCCACCGCGATGTCCTCGAAGGCCCGCCCCCACGTATCGCCGAACTGCTCCCCCAAATCCACGAGCCGCTTGCGCTTCTCCAGGCGGTCCAGTTGTTCCTCGTACTCCACCAGTCTGGCTCTGGCCTCAGCGGTCCCGTTGCCGTACGCCTCCATGACCGCCGCCTCGTACTCCACCATCTTCGCGGCCCGCTCATGGCTGTCTTCCAGGCGGCCGATGATCTGCATTTCCTTGACCAGTTCGGCATTGAGCCGCTCCACCTTGTCGCGGGCGTCCAGTGTCGACTCGGACAGTTCCTCCATCCCCTCGCCGCCGATCAGGCCCCCTTCCCGCACCCGTCGACCGTAGGTGGGCATCCCGGTTTCCAC